CATTCACATTTACAATACATTTACAGGAACATCGGTATTTTATACAGGACAATATTAATCATGATAAAAAATAAAGTTGATAATAAAGGATGGGAAATCCTTTGTGATAATTGCAAGGATGTTGTTATTGGCTATGTTGGGCAAGAAGAAAAACCTTCAGAAGAGGAGTATTTTGGAATCATATGTTCTCAATGTTGGCAATTAAATAACCCTGAAATTTTAAATAATAATAATAATGAGCAAAATAACTAAATCAAGTTCTAAAGGAATTGAACTAATTAAATCTTTTGAAGGTTTTTATGCAAAACCTTATATGTGTCCAGCTAATGTTGCTACAATTGGATATGGAACAATTAGATATCCTAATGGTAAAAAAGTAACATTATCTGATATACCTATTACAAAAGAAACTGCTACTTCATACCTAATGGATAACTTAACTACTTATGAAAAATCTGTAGATGCTTTTTGTAGAGATGATATCAGCCAAAATCAATTTGATGCATTAGTATCTTTTTGTTATAATGTTGGATCTACTGCTTTAAAATCTTCTACTTTACTTAAAAAAGTAAATGTTAATCCTAATGATCCTGAAATTAAGTTTGAGTTTCTTAAATGGAATAGAGGTGGTGGAAGAGTCTTAAAAGGATTAACAAGACGTAGAGAAGCAGAAGTTCAATTATACTTCTCATAATAATAAGAAAGTGCTAGTAAAATATTAGCACTTTTTTTATTTAAAAACTTTTTCTAAATTTGTAAAGTTTAACTTTAAAAAATTATACTTATGGAAGAAGCAACACAAGAACAATTGACTCCTGAAGCTTTAGATGAGCAAAGAAGTAAATTAATGGAGTATTATGAAAAAACAAATCCATTTCTTAAAGCACAAGCTGAATATGAAAGTTTAATTACTGATATTCAAGAATCTAAAACAAGAAGGTTAATTGCTCAAATGCAAGTGGCTCAATTGATGGCACCTCAACAAGAAGAAGAGGAACCTAAAAATGAGGCACCTGTTAGAAAATTAAAAAAAGAAGATTAATATGGCAAAACTCACAATAGTTGATAAGAAAGCACAAGTATCAGTATGGAGTATATTAAAGCTTCAGATCATGATTCACTGTGAATTAAATGGAATCAATATTAGTGAGGCTGATAGTAATGCTCTTGTACATTTAATTAAACTTGGTGAAACTGAACTTAGCTTCTTTTGTATAGAAGCTAGTTCAGATGCCAGGATGTTTAAGTCTGCACAAAGCGTAAGAAACTTTGTATCAAAAGCTGAAAAGCAAAAATTGATAGTTAAAAAAGGAACTACTAAAAAGAAAATTAGTATTAATCCTGATTTAGGAATTGTTACTGAAGCTGAGAACTTATTAATTGATTATAAATTTTTATGTAAGGATTTTAAACTATGATTCCAAAAAAAGCAAAATCACTTATACCTGAAGTGTCAAAAGATTTAGAATTGGATGAGGAACTTGTAAAAGATGTGATTGATTTTTATTGGGATGATGTTTATGATGCTTTAAGAAGCATAGAACACACTAGATTATATATACAAAATCTAGGAGATTTTAATATAAAACACTGGTTACTAACTAAAAAGATATTAGACTATTCAGAAAAATTAGATAGAAATCCTGGACAAACTTTCATGCAAAGATTAAAAAAGGAAGAAGCTACTGAGTCTTTGGATAAGATGATTAAACTTCAAAAAGATTTATCTGAAGAGTATTCTAAAAAACAAACTAAAAAACAACTAAGAAATGAATTTAGCAGATCTAAAGAAAATTTGGAATAACAAACAACAGATTCTTGAAGGTTTTAAAAACTCTATAATTAAAGATGAGTTTGTTGAATCAGTTGCAACATTAAGAAATGAGATATGTCAAGCATGTTCCTTCTATGATACTAAAGGAGATGGTTGTATGGTTCCTGGAACTCAACCTTGCTGTTCTGATTGTGGTTGTAGTTTACATGTAAAACAACGTAGTTTATCTGCATCATGTGGACAAGGTAAATGGGATTCTGTAACTGATGAGTATGAAGAAAACTAAAATTCTTGTAGAGAAAGATCTTATTACTTTTACTATAATTCATATTCCTATTAAAATTAAAAAAGTTAAAAGGAAACAAAAAGATGAAGAGGGTGTATCCCACATCTATTTTGAAGAAATAGAAGTAAAATGTAAACCTATGTATTTACCTCACATGAGTTTAGTTGCTGGAATTAGTTCAGTAGATAGTTACATCAATGATAGAAATCAATTAGTTAAAAGTAAGTGTGTTGCTTTTGATAGATTTAATGGTAGAGATTATTTAGTAAATAATTCTCCAGAAGAATTGAAAGAAGCATTATTAACAAAGACATCTAAAATAGGATTCTAATGTCAGTATTATTTAAAGCAGAAGACCATAGTTATAAAAGTGTTAATCCAGAAGAGAATATCAATTGGATTAGTGTTACCAGTTTGGTTGGTAAATTCAAAGAGAAATTTGATGCTAAAGGAGTATCAGAAAAAGTATCTAAGAATAAAAAATCAAAATGGTATGGAATGTCCCCAGAGGATATTCAGAAAGCTTGGACTAAAGAATCAGAGAGAGCAATGTCATTAGGTACATGGTATCATAATGAAAGAGAATCTGATTTATTAAGTCTAAACACTTTAGAACAAGAGGGAGTCACTTTAAATGTTATTAATCCTATTATAGATGAAAACGGAGTCAAGATAGCACCAATTCAAAAACTTGAAAATGGTATATATCCTGAGCATTTTGTTTACTTAAAATCTGCAGGATTATGTGGTCAATCTGATAGAGTTGATATAATAAATAATGTAGTAAACATTATAGATTATAAAACTAATAAAGAAATTAAGACAGAAGGTTTTAAAAACTGGGAAGGTATAACACGTAAGATGCTAATGCCTATAGCTCATCTAGATGACTGTAATTTCAACCATTATGCTCTGCAACTTAGTTTTTATATGTATATTATTATTAAGCACAACCCTAAATTAAAGCCAGGAAATCTAAATATACATCATATAATTTTTGAAGAAGAGGGTACTGATTTACATGGAAATCCAATTGCAAAATTAGATGAACATCAAAATCCAATTGTTAAAGATGTTATTATATACGATATCCCATATTTAAAAGAGGAAGTGATAACTTTGATTAAACACTTAAATGATAATAGATCTTATTTTAATTAGTTATGAGAGAGAAGAAGAATGACATCAAATATTTAATTTCATTAAATGATGAACAGAAGAAAGCTAAAGCTGAAATTCTTGATAGTGTTGCAAGTGCTATTTATGGTGCTGCTGGATCAGGTAAATCTTTACTAGCTGCACAAATTGCATTAGACCAACTATTCTTATACGGTAAGAAAATAGTTATTGTAAGACCTGCAGTTACTGCTCATGAAGATATTGGATATTTGAAAGGATCTGCTGATGAGAAAATGGCTTTGTTTACACAACCTACTCACCAGAATATGTACAAACTTTATAACAAAGCCAAGATTGATAAAGAGATTACAGAAGGAAATATAATGGTTATACCAGTTGGATATACAAGAGGTTATACTTTTCTTGACTGTACAGTAATTGTTGAAGAAGCACAAAATCTTACCTTTTCTCAAACAGAATTATTACTAGGAAGAATTGGTAAAGATGAGTGTAGAATGATTTTTTGTGGTGACTCTGCACAAATAGATTTAAAAAACAAAAAAGAATCTGGTTTTGATTTTATTTGTAAGCACTTAGTAGGCATAGAAAAGTTCTGTGTTATTAAACTCAAGCAAAATCATAGACATTCAATTGTTGAAGAAATTCTTGAGGTATTTAAAAAATACCAATAATATGACAATAAGATTGTTTGACATACAAAATGATGTAGTAATACCTTCAGAACATTGTTATATTCTTAAATCACTTAAGGATATAATGGATAACTATCCAGAGAATCATATAAAGATTTATCAATATCTATTTTATATGACATGTCCAAACTCTGATATTAATCCTTTCTTTTTTGTACCAGAATTAGATAAAGAAGAACTAATTCTTAAAGAGATTGATTCTGATTTCTCTACAGAAGATGAGGATATACATATTGCATTAAAGTTTTGTGAAAGAATGTATGCTACTCCAACATCTAGAGCATACAAAGGAATTGCATCTATGTTAGATAGACTTGGTAGATATATGGAAACTACAAGTATAACAGATGGTAGAGATGGTAATCTAACAGCACTAGTAAATGCTGCTAAGAATTACGAGGCTGTAAGAGCTTCATTTAAGGGTGCCTATAAAGATCTACAAGAAGAACAAAAAAGTCACGTGCGTGGGGGTATAGGCTTATCCTATGACCAAGAATAATATATGAGTTATATAGATATACCAACATTTGAAAATAATGAATATAGTATAACTTCTTTTGATACAAGAGAAGACTATAAAAACTTTGTTCTTTCATTATTTAGGGAACCTGGTAAATATGAATTTGATGAAACATCAGATAGTTTTAATACAGAGTCTAAAAGATTTAATGAATTAGGATTTTATTGTGCTTCACCATTAAGGAGTAAAGACTATAAAACTTACTGGGATGATCAGAAAGATAAATGTAGAAAAGGTGTAATCTATAAGAATGGAGATAAGACTTGGTATATTACCAGAGATTACTACATGTGGTTAAATTTTCTACCAATCTTTGATAAAGAAGAACAAAAGTTTGGTTTTGCTAAAGTAAGAGATGCTCAATATCACATGGCTCTCTATGAGATACTTGCAGAATTACATTATAAGCATTGTGCTATTCTAAAGAAAAGACAGATTGCTAGTTCTTATTTTCATTGTGCTAAGATCATAAATCAGATTTGGTTTGAAGAAGGGGTAACACTAAAGATAGGTGCTGAACTAAAAGATTATATAAATGAAAAAGGTTCTTGGGCTTTCTTTAATGAATATAGAAACTTCTTAAATGCACATACTGGATGGTATAGACCATTTACTCCAGATAAAGTATTAAACTGGGAGCAGAAGATTTCTGTTAGACAGAACAATCAAGATGTAACTAAAGGTTTAAAAGGACGTCTAATAGGTTTATCATTTGATAAGAATCCTACAAATGGTGTAGGGGGTCCAGTTAAATACTTCTTTCATGAAGAAGCAGGTATTGCTCCTAAGATGAATGTAACATATCAGTTCATTAGCCCAGCGCTGCGCTCTCGATTTATAACAACTAGGACATTTATTGCAGCACCATCTGTTGGACATTTAGATCAGCGTAAGCCAGTACAAGAATA